GCATCGACGACGAGGTCGCGACCACCTCGACGCTCGTGACCGCGCTGGGAGCGCTAACCGCTCCGACGCCGACCGCGTTGACGCTGGCGGACGCGACCGGCTTTGCCGCTGGCTCGCGGGTCGTGGTGGACGTGGACGAGCGCACCGAGACGGCGACGGTGCAGTCCATCGCTGGCGCCGCCATCACCGTCCAGCTCCAGAAGGCGCACTCGGGGACTATCCCGGTGAGCGTCGAGGGGCCGATCACAATGGTCCGAGAAATCCTGGCGAAGATCGAAGCCGTGCGCGAGCGCATGGCCGGGGTCTACGGCGAGGGGGCCATCAAGAAGGTGGACGAAATCGAGTTCTACGGTCAGCGCGAACGGTCTATGTTCGGCTCCCTCGGCAGCCAGCTCATGTACTGGCGCAATGAGCTCGCATCTATCCTCGGCATCTGCAACGGGTGGCAGTACCGGTCGGGAAGTGGCGGGTCTTGCGCGGTGAGCGTCTATTGAGCCGTCATGACCGCAACAGCGAACCGCCACCACTATCGACAGCTCGCGACGTACTACCGCCGTCTGCCCGGCGAGCATGGGCTGAGGCCATGGCGCGTTTTCGCGAGCGTCGGCACCTGGAGTGCTGGGGCGCATCCCGGCGAAGGTACGAGGAGCGATTCGGAGGCGGAGCTGCTCGAGCATGGGCAGCCGCCCAAGGTGGTGGAGGTCTCTGCGGAGCAGGTGGCGCTGGACGCCGGCCTCCAAAGCGGTGACCTCAACATCGGACCGGTGACGCCCGAGCTGGGGACGCCATGGGCCACGCTGGCTGGTTACGATGTGACTGGCGGACAGAGCTTCCGGATTCGGCTGGTGAACGCAGAGCAGGGCCTGGACTACCAATGCGTGGTGGTCGGGGTGAAGCGTGACCGAGCGCTGCACACCATCCTCACCGTCCGCCCCGCGAGAGGTAGCCCATGATCCGAAAGCTGGTCCGTCGGTTTGCTGAGATGGTGGCGGAGCGACTGATCGAGCTGATGCCAGACGAGGACGCCGAGGACCAGGGCGACACCGAAGAGGGGAGCGAGACGTCGAGCGCCGGTCCCATGCGGATCACGATCGATTGGGAGGGTGACATCGTGGGCGTAGCGGTGGAGACGGACATTCCGGAAGAGCAACTCGCGGTGAACCTTTTCCTCTACCAGTGCCGGCGCATCAGCCGCGGGGAAGAGCCGCAGTCTCGTGCCTGATTCGCTACACCATCAGGTCGGCGGCTTTCGGATGCCGCTGTCGGCTGGCGACATCACGGCGGCCGGCACCTTCGAGCCCGTAGACCCGGCGCGTGAGGTGCTTGCGGGGTTGATGGCAGCGGCCATCCGGGGAGAGCTCGGAACGGGGCCTGGCTCGGCGTGGCGGGCCGTCACGGCGACGCTGCCAACGGGGCATCGCCTGGCGGCATCCACCGACCCGGTGGGGACCATCTGGCGAGACGACCCGTCAGCTACAGCACTCCGGCAGGTCAAGGTCGGGAGTTGGCCCCTGCTTGCGGTGTGCCCCGACGGAGCCGCCGAGTACGAGCAGATCACGACGATGAAGGCCGCTGTCAAGCAGCGGTGGCTGATCATGTGGTGCCTCGGGGACTACGAGGCGGACCTGGCGCTGAAACTTTCGCCGGTGCTGTCCGCGGTCTCCAAGGTGATGGCAGAGACCATCTGCGCCGGACGGCATCCCAACTACGAGAGCGGCACGCGGCAGTTCGGGCCAGGCCGCGGTGACCTGTCAGTGGTGCGTCCCCTCACCTACGAGGCCGGCGCGGCGCGGTTCTCCGACGGCGAGGACTCGCGGTTCTGGAGCGCCTCCCTCACGCTGGAGACGGTGGAGATGGCGCGCGACCTTGACGTCGGCGAAGAGTCGTCGGGCTTGGTCGTGACGGCAGCGACCGGGAACGAGGTCGAGCTCTTGCCTGAGTTTGTGACCGGTGACGGCGATTTCCCGGGCTGAAATGTTCAACCTCGAGAAGCTGAAGGCCGACCACCGGCGAGCTCTGAACGACCACAAGTCAGCGGTGGCGGAGGCGACGCGGATTGCCGGCGCTCACGCCGAGCAGCACGTGCGGAGCCATTCGACGTTCCGGCGCCGCTCGGCATCGTCGCTCAAGGACGACACGCGAGCGCGGGTTGTGCGGACGAGGGGCGGCGCCTTATTGAAGCTGCAGTGGTCGAAGAAGCACGCGCCCTTCATCGAATACGGAACGGGCAAGTACCGCATGACGGGGGAGTACCCGATCCGCCCGCGCCGTGCCCGCGCCCTGCGCTTCGTCATCCGCGGTCGGGTCATCTTCGCGAAGAAGGTGATGCACCCCGGAGTGCGACCCTACAAGTTCGGCTGGAAGGCAACGCACTCCGCCGGACGTGTCCTCGAAGACCGGCTCGAGGTCGGCATGGCTCGAGTGAGCCGCCGCTTCTGAACGCCGTCACCCCACAGATTCTCCGCCGCCCGTCGCGTTCTCCTCCGCTGGTTCTCCTATCCTCCCCAGCGTCCTCTCCGCGATGTGTGCGGCGGCACTTTTACCCGGGCAGCGCCCGGCAGGAGATTGTGAATGTCGAAGCTCTCGTTCGTGCCGCTGGGCGGCGCATTGGTCCCCATCCCCGGTGAGCTCACCGTCCACGGCCAGCAGCCGCGACGGCTGTGCGCGAGGGTGGGGGCGAGCGGCTGGGAGTTCACCGGCTCGGCGCTGTCGGTCGAGGCGGGGGCCCCGGTAGCGGCTGGGCTCGTTCGGATGGCCATGCGCGGAGACATTGCCCCGGCGGATGCCGAGACGGCGGCGGCCTGCGGGGTGGCGTTCGCGCCGGTCGAGTTCGTCGGCGCGGCCGAGGGATGGCGCGTCAAGACCACTGCACCCAAGAGCCGCACTGCGGCCAAGGAGTGATGAGCGATGGGCACGATCAGAATCACCGGCATCGCGGACAATTTCCGCACGCCTGGCGGCTGGGCGGAAATCCTGTTTGCGCAGGGTCCGGCCAATGCTGCCCTTGGGCCGCGAACGGCAATCGTAGTCGGCCCCAAGCTGGCCACCGGCTTGGCGACGGCGAACGTTCTCTATCAGCTCCCCGACGAGGGGACGGCAGCGTTGCTCGCCGGCACCGGCGCGCCCGCTCACCGGGTGGCGCGCAAGTACTTGTCCTATGGTGCGGCGCCCGCTCTGTCGGGATGCTTCTACACGCCCACCACGGGCACTGCGGCGAGATTCTCCGTGCCTGTGACCGGTGCGGCCACCAAGAAGGGCAACGCGTCCCTGCGGGTCTGTGACGCGGACTGTGCCTATGGGTTCAGCACGTCGGACACCCGGAGCACGGTCGCGTCGGGCCTCGCTGCCGTCGTGAACAGCCGCACCCATCTGCCGGCTACCGCGGCCGCGTACAGCTCCGGCACGGGTACCGGCGTCACGCTGACGGCGAAGGTCCACGGGGTCTCGCAGAACGATGCCATCCGCGTTCAGCCCGACGTCACCCTGGGTGCAGGCATCACGCTTGGCGCAGCGGGCGACCTGACCGGCGGAGTCGGTGACGACTCGACGCCGCTGACGAATGCCCTCGCGTCCCTAGCGACGATCCGACGCTACTACATGGGCGTCCCCGTGAGCGACGCGACGCTGGCCGGGCTGCTCAAGACCCACGTGATCAACAAGAGCCTCCCGAACCCCGGGCTCCGCTCGGTGGGCATCGTCGGCGGTCGTGGGACCCTGGCGGCGACGACCGTGATTGCTAACGGGCTCAACAACGCGCGCATCCAGTACGTATGGCAAGAGGACGGCGACCACGACCCGGCGGAGCTCGTCGGCGAGGTGATGGGGCTGCGAGCGCAGACCGAGAACACCGACCCGGCCGCGAACATGGCGGGGACGAGCCTGCGACTGAACAAGCAGCACGACACCGCGGATTGGCCGACTCCGGACGAGCAGAGCACCGCCATCAACGAGGGCATCGCTCCCGTCGCCTCGACGGACTCGGGCGCCTACCTGGTCATGTCGGTGGACACGCAGTCCAAGAACGCGGCCGGAACGGTCAACGACTTCCGCGCCACCGAGACCCACCGGGTCAGCGTCCCCGACCACGCGATGGACACCATCCTGCAGACGTGGGCGCTCAACTTCCAGGGCAAGAAGTTTGCCGACGACAAGCGCGACGCGCGCGGAGCCATCGACCCCAACCAGACCCACACGTCCACCACGGTCAAGCCTTCCCACGTGCGGAAGATGATGACCATCATCCTCCGTCAGCTCGAGGAGGAGGAGATGCTTCAGAACGTGGACGCGAGCGTCGCCGCCCTGGTCGTGCAGAAGAGCACGGTCAACGCTGGCCGCTGCGAAGCTCAGATCAACTTCCACACGATCGATCACCATCACCAGCTTGTCGTCCTCGGCAAGGAAGTCAGCTCCGGCTGAGTGAGAGGGACCTAAATCATGCCCGCATTCGGTACGCTGCAAGACTACCTCGTCCGCCTCCCGGTGTTCCTGAACGGAACGCCGCTCGAGGAGGTCACCTCGGTCGAGCTCACGCTGGACTCCGGCCGGTCGCAAATTTTCACCACCACCAAGGGGCTCGCCGGCTTTGCCGAGGGCGCCAAGGTCGTCACTGCCCGAATCAACCTCGCGGTCCCGGTGTCGGGGCTCGAGGTGGACGTTTGGGGCCTCGCCAACAGTGGCGATTGGGTGACCCTGCAGGTGGGCGTCGGCCGGGGCGACTTCGCCTCTACCGGCAAGGTGATCAACTGCGGCATCAGCGGCTCGGTCAATCAGGCTGTCGAGAACAGCTTCGAGTGGCAGGGACCCGCCGCCGACCTGGAGTGAACGCAGCGCCCTTCGTGGCGCCAACCATGACCGCGACTTGAGAGGAGGAGCGCAAGGCGATAGGCCCGGGGATACGTGCGCAGTTGCGCCCGTGTCTGCCGGGCTTGTCGTGCGCCAAGAGGATGCAATCACACAAGCCCCCGACCGACATTGAGCCGTCTGAGCTGTTCCTGAAGCTGACGGAGCGCCCAGCTCCTAGCGACGTCTTCGACTTCCCTCGACGTGGACCAAACGGGGAGAGTCTGTTCCCCGTCCGGGTCTTCGTCCTCGCGGAGAAGAAGCTCGAGGCGTGCCGACTGCGCGCGCGCCGGTGGCTCACCGAGAAGGCCAAGGAAGGCGCCGACGTGGCGCGGATGCTCGACGAGCACGCGATCGGAGACCGCATCGCAAAGGAGCTCCTGGCCGAGTCGGTGCACGAGGACCGGATCATCTTCGGGACCGACGGCGACCGCCCGCAGTACCGCCGCTTGTTTCGCAACGCGGACGACGTCGGCGAGCTGACGGCGGACGAAATCTCCGCCCTCTTCGGCGCATACACGCTGACCCAGTTCCGCTTCGGGCCGACCGACGTGACCTTCACCGATGAGCAGGCCGTCAACGAATGGGTCGGGAGGTTGGCCGAGGGAGCGCGCCCTTTCGCACTCTCGCTCTTGGCATCGCATCAGCGAGACGAGTTGCTCTTGTCCCTTTTGGATCGCGTGTCCACTGTGTTGAAACTGATCGGTGGCCCGCCCGAGAAGTGGCAGCAGTCCTTGGAATCCCTCCGGGAGAGCTGGCAGGTTGGCACCGCCTCCTCTTCTTCGGATGCTGCCGACTCTTCCCCCTCCCCCGCTGAGCCCGAGCACGTCATCACCAAGGAAGAGGCGATGGAAGCGGCTCGGATGCTGCGTCGCCAGAGCGGTCTCTAATGGCTACCCTCGAATACGACATCAGCGTCATTGGGACCCGCAACGTCGAGAGCGCGTTCGCGCGCATCGAGCGCCGGGCCGCACTGGCCAACCGCCGGCTTGCTCAACAGGGAGCAAGGCGCGGCGCTGCCGACGCTGGGTCGCGTTCGGGGGCCATGCGAGCGGGGGGCGGTACCGCTGCGGCATCTGCCGAGGACCGCCTGCGTGCTCAGTCCGAGGCGCGCATCGCCAAGATTCGGGAGCGGTCGTCGGCTCGAATCGCCAAGCTTGAGCAGGCCTCGATGGCCGCCACCGAGAAGCAGCGGTCGGCGCTGCGGGCGGCCAGTGCCAAGCGTCAAGAGGCGCACCAGCTCCGGATGGCGCGGATTGACGAGGCGCACAAGTCGCGGATGCGCCTGCAGGAAGAGTCCAGCAGCCGGCGCATGGCCGCGGACAAGCAGCGGCGCGAGTTCCAAGCGCAGGAACTTTTGGCGCGCAAGAAGCTCGCCGACATGCGGCGGGCGAACGCGGCGGCAGGAGCGGCCAGGACGCAGTTTGCCGGCACCGTGGGCGCCGCTGGACTCGGCTCGGCTACGTCCCTCGGCAGGGGCGCGGCAGGGCTCGCTACCGTCGGCGGGGCCGCGATCATCGGCGTCGGTATCGCCAAGCAGATGGCCACCAGCAAGGCGGCGGCCGCGCTCGCGAACAAGGCGTTTGGTATCCCCGGCGAGACCCGAAGCCGTGAGGAAATCCAGCGCGACCTCGTAGCGCAGAGCACGACGCTGGGGCGCAAGAGCGGCAACCGTAGCGGCGTCATCGAGGCGATCGACAAGTACGTCGCCATCTCCGGGTCGCTGCGTGGCGGGGAAGCATTGGCGCCGTTCATGATGGACCTGGCTGACGCAACCGGCGCGACCACGGAGGACGTGGGGCGCACGACTGGGCAAATTACGCAGAACATTGTCGCCACGAAGGATCGCGACATGACGGACCCCGAGCAGTTTGCGCAGACGATGCGCGAGACCCAAGACGTCATGCGCGCGATGGCCGGGCAAGCGAAGATTGGGTCTATCGAGTTTGCGGACTTGGCGCAGCAGATGGGAAAGGTCATGTCGGCGACGTCAAGGTTTGACGGCGAGGTGGGGGACCTGGCAAACCAGATGGGCGCGGTTGCGCAGCTCGCCATCGCTGGCGGCGCGTCCTCTCCCGAAGAGGCCATGACGGCGATCATGCGCTTCTCGGACGACCTGGTCCAGAATGCGGCGACGTTCGACAAGATGGCCAAGAAGGTCGGGATCAAAGAGTCGTTCTTTACCGACAAGGGCAAGACCAAGCTGCGAGACCCGACGCAGATCATGATGAACGTTTTGCGCGCCACCGGAGGCGACCTCACGAAGGTCAAGGGCATCTTCGGCATCCGAGCCATGAAGGCGATCGAGCCCTTCCAGCAAGCATACGTCACCGCTCGCAAGTCGGGCATGACGGAGGATGAGGCGCTCGAGCGGGTGCAGACCACCGTGGACACGTTCAAGGACGCGAAGATGTCCGAGGGCGAGGTGGCAGATTCCGCGGAGTTCGCGCGCGCGCAGGCCGGCGCCCAGCTCCAGATCGCATTCGAGGGCCTCACGACGACGATGGGCACGGAGCTGATGCCCATCATCACGGAGATGGTCCCCGACCTGCGGGATTTCATGCTCGGGCTGAAGGACGCAGCGCCGACGATCAAGAACTTCCTCGGCTTTTTGAAGGACAACCCCTACGCAGGACTTGGTGCGCTCATCGCTGGCAAGGTCACTGCCGACATTGCGGCCGCTGCCATCGGGGCCAAGGTATCAGCAGCGCTGACGGCAGCTATCGCCAAGGCGATGGGCGGAGCCGCAGCGGCGGGCGCTGCTCCGGCAGCCGCTGGCAAGCTCGGGGCTCTAGCCGGGTACGCTGGGCCGGCAGCGGCTGCGCTGGCTGGCATCGGCGGCGCAGTCCACGAAGGCTTCGGCCTCTACGGGCTGCTGAAGGAAAAGGGCGGCCCCATCCTAGGAGCGGATGACTTCTCCCTCGGCTCGGCCGCCAACTTCCTGATGGGCGGCGCGGTGGGAGCCATCGGCACCGGGCTCGGCAACATCGGCACCGGCATGGGCTTCGGCGGTGTGCTGCGCAGCGCTGCCGAGGAGCTCACGCCAGTCAAGGGTGCAAGCGCGCTCTTTGGCGAAGAGCCGGTCGGAAAGATCATGGGTGGCATGTTCGGTGAGGGGAATCTCGACCTCTCAAGGATCCAAAGCTCCAACGACATCCGCCGCGAGAAAGGTCAGGAGCTGCATGTGCCGGAGTTCGGCAAGGCTGCCGAGCAGCAGACCGAGGCGGCGAAGACCAACGCCGACGCAGCGCAGAAGATGAACGAGGCGGCCGAGGCGTTTAAGGCATTCGGCAGTGGTCTAAACCGAGGGTTCAACCCCTCGCCCCCGGCGGTGAAGTGATGACCGATCGCGACGCACTGTCCAAGCTTCCAGAGTTCGCGTGGCGGGGGGAGTCCTACCCGGTCAGCTCCACCAAGCACTCCTTCCGCCACGAGACGGCAGAGCACCGCGTCAGCTACGGCGGCCTATCGCTGGTCGAGCCGCTGGGTCCGCAGAACCCGACGTTCTCCTACGACATACCGATGGACCAAGGCGTCGCGCGCGGTCCCTACTCCGACCTGGTCAAGAAGGTCCCGTTGCTCGCCCGCGCGATGTACGACCGCACGCCGGGGCAGCTCATGGACCCGCTCTTCGGGGCGTGGACGGTCATCCCGGTTGAGTTCGCCGCCGACACCGAAGCGACGCGGCGTTCCGGTGCTGCGTGTCGGGTCTCTTACGTCTGGGCGCCGGACCTGGACCAGGACGTGCGGCGCACCGGTGGCGTTGATACAATCGCCGACCTCGCCTCTGATGCCGCCGCGCTGGAGCAGGAGGTCGAGATTGTGGCGCGCCGCTACGACCCGGAGGCGCGACCGCCCCGCATCAACGCGCTTGACCTCATCTCGTCGATCACCGGCCAGCTCTCGCGCAACATCGAGAAGGTGCAAGCGCAAGTCCAGCGGCTGACCTATCAGGTCGAGAAGACCGAGCGGTTCTGCGTGAAGCTCGTCAAGCAGACCAAGGACCCCGACGCCTTCCGGCTGCACCGAGAATCCCGCCGCATTCGCGCCAGCGCTGTCCGCACGCAAAAGGCCCTCAACTCACTAACCCGAGACATCACGCAGGTGGCGCTCGCGCAAACCAAGTCGGTGCTGTCGGTGGCCTTCGAGTTCGGGATGACCGTCAAGGAGCTCTTGTCGCTGAACACCGAGCTGGCCGCCTCGCCGGTGGTTGAAGCCGGAACCGTCATCAACGTCATCCGACCGGCGGCATGATGCAGACCCCGACGTCATCGCCGCTCACCATCGTCTGGGAGGACCTGCCCACGGAGCTTTGGCCGCGGGTGGTCGTGGACTACTCGCTCGACTCCGACTATCTGACCTCCACCGATGGGTGGTCCGTCACCATCTACGACACCGACCCGGAGCGGCTCCGATACCTCGCGCTCGCCCCGGTAACGCTGTCGATCCACGGGCGCCCGCAGCTATTCGGTCGGGTCGAGCACATCAACCGTGGCGGCAACGGCGGAGAGGTACGAATCGCCGGGCGCGACCACATGGCCGAGCTCGTCGAGAACAACATCGACCCCGGAGTCCGCATCACCGAAGACATGACGCTGGCGCAAGCTGTGAAGGCTGCCGCTGGTCCCTGCGGAATCTCCGACGTGTTCGACGAATCGGACGCGCAGACCCGCTCGCTCAAGAGCGGCGCCCCGCTGAAGGCCGGCAAGGACCAAGGCTTCGGCAAGCTCGAGCCCGGCAACCTGAAGCCCGAAGCGGGCGTGGGCGTTTTCGAGTGGCTCAACCGAATCGCTGCCCGTATGGGATGCACGATTCAGCCGGGCCCGACCCGCTCGTCCGTCATCCTCACGGCTCCCAACTACGAGAGCGACCCGATCGCTACATTTGTCCGCTCGCGAGACCCGACGCCATCGATGCGCAACAACATCGCCCGTGCCACCGCTGACGAGAACTACGGCAACTTCCCCACGGTGGGGCTCGCAACCGGCAAGGTGGTGACGTCGGGAGAGAGCGCGAAGTCCGCAGGCGCGGACGTGAGCATCGCCGACTTCATCCGGCAGAACGCGCCGAAGGTGGCAGACAAGGTGGCCGCTCGTCTGCTGAGCAAGCGGGTCAAGCCTACGGACCCGCCTGCCGATCCGTTGCTCCTCTACCGGCTCCTCTACGTCAAGGACGACCAGGCGCGAAAGCCCGAGCAGGTCGAGCGGTCGTTGTCGCGAGCGTTGGCGGAAAGGCTCCGCTCCTCCCTCTCCTACGAGGCGACGGTGCGCGGGCATATCGACCCCGACAGTGGTTACGTTTTCGCTGTGGATACGATGGCGACGGTCCGTGACGAAGTGGCGGACGTAGATGAGCGGCTCTGGATTGCCTCGCGGACCTTCACCTACTCGCGCGGCGCCGGGGCCCAGACACGGCTCCGCATGTGGCGCCCGGGGAGCTTCGTTCTGTGATCCAACTGGTCAGGCTCAACAACGGCTTTCTTGCGGCACGCACCAACGCTCCGCAGGTGAGCTGTTTCGACGTCGCCGGGGCGTCGGACGACGACCAGGAGCCCTTCGGCGACGTGCCGATCATGCAGTGCTTGGGCGTCTCGTCCCTGCCGGCGCCGCCCACGTCAGACGGGCACGCCGAGGGGATCCTCGTCGAGGGTGTGGGAGGGCTTCCGGGTATCGTGGTTGCGGCTTGGGATACCCGGACCTTTTCGCTGTTCGGTAGGCTCGACGCTGGCGACACCGTGCTCCACAGCACCGGGCCCAATCAGGCCGCTCAGGTGCTGTGCAAGGAGGAGAAGCGGCAGGTCATCCTCGCCACCAAGGACGACAGCGGCGAGGGCGCAATGGTCCTCGTGGACGGGAAGAACAGGAAGATCCAACTGCTCGGGTGGGGGCTGTCGATTGAGCTTAGCGACGCGAATGGGATCGTGCTCGAGGCGGGGTCCTGTCGGCTGATGGTCCACCCGGACAACGGGGTCACCATCCAAGGCGGTATCACGCTGGGCGGTGTAGCGGCGATGCCTGGAATGTCTATGGCGATCGCAGCTCCCCCGACGTGGGCGGCGCTGTCAGCGCTCGCGGGACCGTTCACGCCGATCATGGCGGTCAGGGGTGCGCTGTGAGGGCGTGCGGGATTAGGTTGGCGCTGGTGCTGCCACCGCTCCCGGTGCCGGCGCTGCCCGCCATCCCCCCGCCGCTGCCCATTCCCACGCTTGACGTCTCGCTCCCCTCCCTCCCTCGGCTGGCAATCCCGATGCCGCCGCTGCCAATCCCGGCGCTACCCGCCATCCCCCCGGCAATCCCAATCCCGACGCTCGACGTGTCGCTCCCGGCGCTCCCGAGGCTACCCGTGATCCCCTTTCCTCCCCTGCCCATCCCGGCGTTGCCGGCCATCCCCCCACCACTGCCGATTCCGGTCGTGGATTGCCCATTCTGAGGCCGCTTCATGGGACTCGGCACCTCACCCCTAGGGCTCTCGCAGGCCGGCTTTGCGGAGCCTGTGGAGGCCCCGGAACCACCGGTGGCAACGCAGTTCGTCCGAGCCATCGACCAGGCCACCCGGGACTACGGGATTGACCCGGTTGATGGTGGCTTCGCGCGGACGCTACCGGTGCGTCAACGGGTCCAGCTCGCTCTCTCCACGGCCGCTGGGAGCTCGACCACGCTCCCCGAGTGGGGGCTGTCGAGGCCGCGCAAGCAGGGGGACGCTTTCGAGGCGCAGATGGACGCATCTCTCCGCCTCGCCCTGCGGCAGCTAGTCGAGGTCGAGCGCCTGGTCGCCATCGAGTCAATCCGGGTCGAGAGGGGCCAAGGAGGGCGAGCAAAGGCCATCCTGCGGTTCCGCGACCTTACCACCGAGCAGACCTTTCAGGAGGGCGTGATCCTTGGCTGAGCTCTTCATCCCCGACGTGGAGGCAATCCGCGATCAGATGCTCTCGGACCTGGAGCTCGGCGCCATCGACGCCGGGGTCCCGGAGCCGCCTATCCAGGCTGGTGGCGATTGGTACGCGCTGGCAACGGCGGAGGCCAATCTCCACGCGATCGGATTGCAGAACCTGGCGCTGGCGCAGCGGGACACCACCCCACTGGAGGCCGAGGAGCCCAAGCTGGACGAGTGGCGACAGGCCTTCGGGCTCCCGGTCGTGCCGGCGACGGCGGCTCGAGGTCGGATCATCCTCGAGACCACCGGTGGGGCCACCGTACCTGGTGGCGCGCAGCTCACCCACGCCAAGGGGACGCGGTACGCTGTCGATGTGACCACGACCGGGGTGGCCAACTACGATGAAGTAGAGGTGACGTGCCTGGACCCCGGGGAGGAGGGCAACCTGGACCCGGGGGAGGTGCTGCAGTTCGTCGCACCGCCGGTGAACGTCAAGACCCGAGCGGTGGTGTCGGAGACGGACCCGCTTGTCGGCGGCGCCGATGGGGAGGATTCGGAGCGCAAGCGCGACCGCATCTTGAACCGCACCGAGAACGCTCCCGGTGGTGGCAACTGGGGACAGCTCCGTCAGATCGCAATCGACGCTTCGCCGGCCGTGCAAGGAGCCTACCCCTACCCGGCGCTTGGCGGCCCGGCTTCAACCAAGGTGGTCTTGACGAAGCGGTTTGTGCCGTCGCGGCGCGACTTCTCACGGGTGCCTTCGAGCACGCTCGTCACGCTGGTCCGAGACGCCATCCAGACCAACGCGGCGGACTCGCTGGGCGTGGTCGTGCAGGCTGTGGCTGAGCAGGCGGTGAACGTGTCGCTGCAGGTCACCATCCCCGATTCGGTGCTGACCGGAGGCGACGGGAACGGTTGGCTTGATGCTGCTCCGTGGCCAGGTCTCAACGGGGACAACCGGGTCACGGTCACTGGTGTCGCGTCGGAGCGAATGATCACCGTCTCGGCTCTGACCACGGCCTTTCCGACGGCGGGCCAGACGCGGATTGCCTGGTGGTCCCCAGTGGACCTCGCCTTCGTGACGCGGCTGGTCACCGTGATCGGTGGGGCGACGGGCGCATGGGTGCTGACGCTAGACGCACCGCTGTCATCGTCTGACGGGTCGCTGGTCGCGATCGGTGACTACATCTGCCCGGCCGCGGCGAACCTCGCCGCTTACGGCAACACCTGGCGCAGCGTGCTTGAGAAACTCGGGCCCGGCGAGAACACGGCGGACACCGCGCGGCTACCGCGTTCCTTGCGCCATCCGCTGACGTCGAGCCAGGACTCGCCGTCGCTCAGCGCCACGCAGATTCGAGCCCTGCTGAACAAGCACGCCGAGATTCAGGATGTGGCTTACAGCTACCGGAGCTCGGTGGCGCCGTCGATTCCAACGACCATTGCTGCGGCTCCCTTCGTGCTGGTGCCCAACCACTTTGGAGTCTACCCGCTATGACAACCCCAACCGGTGGACCTGCGTGGACGCGATCGGCCGACTTCGCGACTTATGGCGGCCACCTCGAGAAGGCCAATTTCCAGGGCGAGCCTGTCATCAACCCAAAGACGGACGTTGACGCGGGGCACCTGCAGCGGCTGAGCGCAGATTTGGCGGCACTGACGCGGGTGGCTCCCTTCTGCCAGATGTCGTTCTCGGCGGTCGCGGCGGGGTCAACGGTCACCGTGCACGAGTGCCGCTTGATGACCGGGGTAACGGCCGCGGCTTACGATGGAGCGGCGCCACCCGCGGGCTTCCCGGGCGTCACGCACGTCTCGGCGCAGGTGCTGGCGATTGAGATCGGCGGCCTCTACTCGGACGACTACTCGGTCTCGGACATCTTCGAGCCGGCGTTCGCAAGCGCGACTTGCACGTCGGACACGGACCCCGCGCGAGCGTACACGTCGGGTACCTCCACGGTGATCGTGGAGTCGGGGCTCACCATCGGCACGTTCTCGGTCTGGATTTCCTGATGGCTGGCTTCGGTGGACTCTGCCCGCTCCCGCTCCGGCTTGGGGGCACCCGTGCCGAGACGGCGTGGACGGCGAGCGACCAATCGGCGGTCTGCCGGGACTTGGTTGCGGTGGCGAGGGTGCTGCCGTTCGCCCACGTGGTGACCGACCGAGATGGCGCGGTGTTGCGGTACCGCGGGGTCAACGGGCTGTCGTCGGAACATCACCCGGTAGTGACCGCTGAAGACGTGGGGCCGCTTCGCTTTTTGCATTTCGTTTTCCCGGCGGAGTGGGAGGACTCGCTCGGGCTGCGGCGTAGCGTCAACATCAAGACCGCCGAGGCGTCGCCAGCGAATGCGGCGCAGGCTGACGTGTTGACTGCTGAGGTCAACAACGCCGCCGGGCGCCAGCGGGTCACGGTCGGGTCCATGAACGCTGGCGGGTACGTTCAGCTCACCGTGTGGGGCTCTTACCTCGACTACGTGAGGATCGAAGACTACGGCGGGGCCACCGACAAGACCGACTGCGAGCCGGAAAAGACGCCCTACGCCTGGAATTTCCTGAACGCGCTCCGCGACGCTCGCGGGAGCGGCTACACACGCGAGCGTGGCGGGCTGGTTCACGTCGAGAACATGGCGCTTGCTCGAGCCCACGCGGCATCCTGGCGACGGGCGGAGCGTCTCGCTTGCAACGCCAACCCAGGGACTGCCCTCGAGAAGGCCGAGGAGTGGCGGCAGGTGCTGGGCGTGCGGCGACGGGACCGCGACACCGACGCGACCCTGCGGACGCGCAACGCCGCCAAGATGCGGGCCGCGCTGGGCCCGACGCGAGCGACCGTGGACGACGCGGTGGCGGAGCTGATGGGCCCGCTCTACGTGCGGACCTGGCGCAACTACGACCCCACCACCATGGCCGACGACCCCGGTACTTTCTGGCCCGGAGTCAACCCGGGAGCAGCGACGCGCGACCTGGGCGGCGGTGCCTGGTATTCGGACCGGCAGCATGTGGTGGTCGAGCTGGTGCAGCCGGCCGCGGTGGGCGCGCTGGAGTGGCAGGACAAGCTCGCGGACTTGACCGAGTTGCTGGACCTGATGCTCCCGGCAACGTGCACGTTTGACTGGGTGGTGAGCGCTGACAGCGGGTTCGTTTTGGACGTGAGCCGCTTCGACGAGGGGTGTTTGGGATGACGGTTTCGATCTTCACCGAGCCGACGCTGATCATGCCAGGGCGACCTTGCGATGTGCGCGGGGTCGCGACGGTCGGCAACTTCATCCGCGTCTCGGTGACCGATGCACCCGAGGGGTCGGCGTGGAAGAAGCTCCTGCTCGACGAAGACCGGACCGAGATCCATCTGTGGGCCGCCGACTCCGGCGCTCGGCACCGCGTGAACTTCGACAAGCCCGGCGCCTACGTGTGCACCATTCGGGAGTACACCAAGAGCGGGGTGACGTTCGGCGGGGACCACCTCGGAGACCCCGACGGGTACGTCACCGAGTCCCCGGAGAGCACCGCCACGCACACCTTCCGGGTCGGCCAGAAGATGACGGCGGGCCTCGCGTTTGGTCGCGACACCGGAACCCTAACCCTCTACGTGTGGGACTCCACAATCCGACCGACCACGGTGCCAGAGCATGGGGAGGCGTCGCCACGGATCGACGGTGACACGCCGAGGATGCGCACCGCCGCGGTTTCGTCGTCCGTCATTGCGGCGCTGTCGGCGCTGGAGAACGTGGCTTGTGATACGGCAGCGGCATCACTGGGGACGGCCTACGATAACCTGATCGGAGAGTACAACGACCACCGGACCGCGGCCGTGCACGCAGCAGGCGATGCGGACA